CGACCCGCCCGCAATTCCTCCGCCGGCTTTCCCGCCGCTCCAAAAAACACCGCATCAATCTCCGCCAACTCCCGAGCCCGCTCCGCCGCGCCCTTCGCCTCCGCCACTCCGCCCGGATAAATCTCCTTCAACGCCCGCGCATCCTCCGTCGTACCAAACGCCTCCCGATAAGCCGCCGCCTCCCGCTGCGCCCGCTGCACACCCTCCCACAACTCCCGCGCCTCTTCCCCCACCCAAGGATCCTTCATCTCCCGCGCCAACCACCCCGGCGGTTCCGCACTGTAGCTCACCCCTTCAGGGGTGAGGGGTTCCCCCGCGTCACCAGGCTCACTCCGCGCATCGCGCAGTCGTCCCTTCTCCGTTCTGTCATCCCGAGCGGAGGCCGCCGCAGTTGCGGCCGTAGTCGAGGGACCTTGGCTAGCATTCACCGCATCTCCAGTCGTCGAGGCGCTCTCAACTTCCAGCCCTTCCAGCTCCATCCCCAAAATCTGCTCATCCGTCAGCGCAAAAATTTCCGGTGTCGCACTTCCCTCGACATTCTCAATCATCAATGGTTCATTCCCGCCCATCACTTCACTCCTTGCATCGCCCGCAAATGCGCCTCAGCATGGGCCCGAACATTCGCAAATCCCGCCGGGTTCGTCATCCGCGCGCTTTGCCCTGCCTCCGAATTCGCCCACCGCTTGCACTCTTCAAACTCCACCGCATGGTTGTCCAACAACAAATCCACCGCCACCGAAGGCAGCACTACTGTACGCGAAGCGCGGCCCGCTTCCTGCTCGCTGTTATCTGCTCTCTGATCGCCCCCCGCCGCAGGCACTTCCACCACAATCGGCGCCACCCCCAGCAACACCTGTATCTCCCGCAACTGCTTGTTCCTCGAATCCTCTCCCGGCACCACCAGCTCCGTCAGCCCCAGCACATTCTTGATGTAGCCGATATTCGCCGGATCGGCCATCGCCTCCTGGATCAGCGGATCCTTCAGCCCAAACAACTGCTGCAGCACGCCGCGCTGTTGCGACTTCAATCTCGGGAAAGTCTCATCCGCCTCCGGATGCACGGCGATGTTCCCCTTCAAATCCGCCACGCGAATCATCCGCGCGTCCAGCATCCCGTCTGGACCCAACAGTGGCACATCCAAATCCTCCGGCCGGCTTTTCCGGAATGCTTCCACACCCAGCAGCATCACCTCGCCGTAAAACTGCTTCAGCCGCCGCCACACCAATCCCAGCCGCCCCAGAGCCTGGTCGCGGGCCAGCGCATACCCACTCGCCGTCTTCACATCCTCCATGTTTCCGCCAAACACCGCCGGAAACAGTCCTGTCAAAAATTGCGCTACAGGTCCAATCAAATCCTGCTGATGGCGAATCATGTCCGGAGGCACCTGCGCCGGCGCCGGTTGAAAAAATCCTGCCGCCAACGGCTGCCCCGGTCGCGCTCTCGCCGGAAAATGCGCCGCAGGCTCCGCAACCTGGTTCGCCAGCGCGTCAAAATCCAAAACCTGCGGGTCGGCATAGATCGGCGGAATTCCATACTCGTACGTCTCCGCCTGCATGTTGCTCAGCACGTTGTAGCGCTCCTGCACCTGCACGAGCGAATCGCCCACGCTCGGACGGTTCTGCCCGTCTCCCGGTAGCGCGTGCAGCACCCGCCAGTGGTCGTCCATGCTCTCATTCCGCGCTTCGCAATACGCATCGCCAGCAAACGCCACGTAGCATCCGTCCGGAAACAGTGCCAGCAATTCCCGCCGCACCTCCTCGTCTTCCACCGAATAAAAAGCCCACGGCCGCAGCCACGTCCGGTCAAACGTAATCAAATTCATCAAGGCATCGCCCGGATGAATCGACGGCAGCCCCTGCTCCACGCTGATCCGCGAAACGCGCGCGTACACATCCTCCGCGCCCTGCGAAGGCGTCGTCTCGATCTTGTTTGCCGCGTGCGGATATGCTGCCTTCAACTTCGCCCGATGCACTTCCGTCTGCCATTGCAGGTACGGAAACTCATGCATCTCATTCGCCCACACTGGCGTATTCAGCTCCAACCCACCCGCAATCGTAATCACTTCCTGCCCGTTCGCCACCCGTCGCGTCTCCACCACCCGAGGCACCGTCACGCGTTCCGCCCTCCGCAAATCCTTCCCACCAAACTCTGCCCCACATCCCGGGCAATTCGACCCGTACACCGAAGCAGTGTCATCCCGACCGGAGCGGCCGGTATTTTCTTGCGCACCGTAGTTGGGTGCGCCGGCCGCGGAGTGGAGGGACCCAGGCAAGGTCTCACCGTCATCTCCCGCCCCCTGATCGCTGCTATCTGGTCGCTGATCGCCTCCAACCGCCGTCTCCATCCCACACTGAGGACACTCCCAAACATCCGTCCCCAGCGGTATCTCCACTCCCGCCAAAATCTCCTGCTCCCGAAACCCAAACCGCTGCCCATCCGCCACGTACCGCACATACGCGCCCAATTTCCCATCGGTCCACAAAAAATAACCAATCGACGTCAACAGATGCTCCACATGGTTATTCCGCTCCACCAATTCCGCCACGTCGCTAGCCGCCTTCGCCGCCGCAATATCCACCAGCGATTGCGCCGACTGCGGATAAAACCGCACGCTCGCCACATCCTGCGAAAGCACCGCCACAAACGAAAGCCCAAACCCCTGATAAAAATTCGTCACAAACTGATACCGCGGCATCTCCTCCAGCGCGCGGTCATCGTTGAACTTCTGCTCAAACGGCAAATGCCAGTTCATGTCATTCGGATTCCACCACGCATACTGCAACCCCTGCCAAAACAGCCGCGCCTGCCGTACTCGACGAATCTCATGCCGCCGCGCCGTCACGCCTTCCTGCCGGTATTGCCGCACCAACTCCCGCAGCGCATTCACCAGCCCCGGCCGCAACTCCTCCAACAACTCAAAATTCGCCCCAAGTTCAGCCGCGCTATAACCACGCGCCTCTCCCGCCGAATTCCCATCCGCCGGCGCGGTCATCCCTGCCATTTCTCGAGTCTCGATCATCGTATATTTACCTGTGAGTTGTTATCAGTATGGTATTTATGTTAGAGTTCGCTCGCTCGCGTTTCGGGGAGTGCTCCCAGTGGGGGTACTGGACGCGGCCGAGAACCGTGGAAGACTGTTCGCAGCCCTAGGAGTTCAAGTCTCCCACTCCCCGCACGTACCTTCCGCGGATTATCAATTGACACTAATTCTTATTGCGTTAAACTCAAATTGGTTCTCGGCGCGTCCAGTACGCGTTAGGGCGGCCCACCAGGGCCGCCCTTCTTTTTTCATCTAGATACTCTTCTGCGCCGCCTCACTCTCATTCTTCCTCTGGATCTGCTGCCACGATCTCCGCCGCATCCTTGGCAACTCTACCGGCTTCACCGGCTCCGCAAACTCCACCGGCGGAAACCCCGCCGTCCCCAGCAACGAATTCATCAGCGCCCGATTCTCCATCCGCAGACGCGCCACTTCCCCCTCCAGCATCCCCACATACCGCGTCGTAAACGCCCGTTTCAGCAGTTCAAACATAGATCCGCGCCATCCGCAGGCTTGCGCCTTTCCGAGTCTTTATCAGTTTGTTTCGTAAATGTTTAGACGGCTGCCCGGCGAACTCTCGCTACGGTGGCAAGAACTACGATGACGATAAACATCGCGATTCCGATTAAGAACAGCGCTCCACCCAAAGGAGCAATTAGCACAAGAAGAGGCGATCCCGGACTTTGAGCAGTGCCGTAATTGCCGAGATAACGGAAACTATTCAATCCAATCAGCCCAACCGTCGTAACCAACAAATGGAGAAGCGTCAAAGTGATGTTGAATTGTAAAGCAAACAATCGCGCGCCCAGGTAATACAAACCCGCATAGATCCAAAGGGCCAAACTCGAAAGAAGTAGTAGGTGAAAGTGTCTGACCACGAAATACGTCGCGTGAACGTAGATGTCTATGTTGGGCGAGCCGGGCGGGCGCCAGAATAATCCCGCAACCAGAAAAACTAGTCCGCACAAACAGAACAGTTTTGCGCCAAGCATTGGTGAGCCCATCTGATCCTCAACGCGCCCACTCTACACCCGCTCAATCGCGCCCCACAATCCCCGTCACTTCCTTCTTCTCCCAAACTTCTTCGGCCCCAACTGCCTCTTTGCCTCCGCCTCCAGCCGCTGACGGTGTATCGCTTGCGAAGTCGGATCCTCCGCCGTGATCTGCCGCGCGATCTGCACGTCCACTGGAATCCCCGGCACAAATCGCGCCGTTCCATTCCCAAATTCGGGCGGAGCCTGCCCCGCCCCGGGTCCGCCTACAGCGGATGCCCCAACACCGGCATATCGCACGCCGGGAACCAGTCCATAACGCGCCGCATCCGCCGCGTCATCGCCTTCCATCTTCCGCACATCCTCCACACGCCGGTCGTCCCGCACTAGCAGCGGCAAACATTCGATCAACCGCGGGCAATTCTCGGTAATCATCCACGCGTCCCGCTCCAGCAACTGGTACATCAATTGCCATCCGCCAATCCGGTCGTCCGTCGCCGGCACCGGCCGCGGCAGTCCGTTCTGCTCCAGGACATCGCCAAGCTGCTCGGCAATCGAAGCCTCGCTCGTCCGTTTCGCGAACGCATCCGGCGACAAATAAATCTCCCGGATTCTCTCCCGCTGCGTCCGCTCCGCAATCGCCTGCCCCAGCATCCGCGGCGACAATTCGTTCTGCACCAACTCCCGATAAGTGACAATGCGCCTACCATCGCCACCGCCGTCAAAATTGTCGTCCCGCCTGCCCTGAGCGCAGTCGAAGGGACCGGAGGCCAGCGCATTTTGCTGGCTGGAGTGGAGGGATCCGCTTTTCTCCGTCTCCCCCGCCGGCAGAAACCGCGGATCCAGCCGCCATTCCTTCTGACTGATTACTGATAACTGATTACTGATTACCGCGCCCGGCGCCGCCCCATGCCAATACACCGCGCTCGGATGCTTAAATCCCCAGTCAATCGAAATCCACCGCGGCGCCCACTCTTCCAACCGCAAACTCTCCGCTCGCGCCGTGTGCCGTCCAATCTCAAACAAATCGAAATACTGCCCCTCCAGAACGGTCCAATCCCCTTCCAGGAACGCCCTACGCAACCGGTCCGGCAGCGTCGCCAGTGTCTTCTTATAATTCAGGTCATTCGCATAGATCGGATTGTCCTCAATCCGCGCCCGCACAAACTCGTAATCGCTTGCATCGTAAAGCTCCGGCCGCTCAAATCCTGCAGGCGCCACCCTGTCCACCCACAACGCCTTGACCCACGCATGCCCGATATTCCCCGGGTTCGTCGCCCCCGCCATGCAAGGTTGCGTCCCCGGAATCGGGCACCGATTCCGTGATGTCAGAAATTGCCATTGCTTCAAAGTGAAATGCGTCAGCTCATCGATCCCGATAAACAAAAATTCCGCGCCCTGATACTGGTAAACATCATTCTCGTTCCGGCAGTATCCAAACCTTGTCGTCGAGCCGTTTTTCCACGTCACCACATGCTTCGCTTCGTTGTAACTCCGGTACGCCGAGCGTGGCACATCCCGGCGA